ATTCGTGAAGCCGAGGAGAGGGCTCGTAAGGAATCAGAGATCCTCCGCCAACGCGAAATCGAAGAGCTTTCCGCCAAGGAACTTCTCGCTAAGCGGGAAGACGAGTTCAACCAGCGAATCAACCAGGTTGAGCAGGAGTGGAGTCAGAAGTTCTCCGAGATGGAGAAGGACCGGCAGGCCAAGGAAGCCATGCTCGAAAAAGAGCGGTATTTCCAGCAGGTCGAGACCTACCGCAACCGCCGTGTACAGGCAGAGCAAGAGCACATTATCCCTGAACTAATTGATCTAGTGACAGGGAACTCGGAAGAAGAAATCGAAAATAGCATCGCCGTGCTCCGTGAACGCAGTAATGCTATAATCGAATCAATCCAGAGGACGAGTCAGCCAGCACGTCCTAAGGGGGCGCCAATTACGGCTCCTCCAACTGGGCCTATGGATAACCAACAGGACTACCAAACGTTAACTGCGGAAGATATCCGCAATATGCCGATGGATCAATACGTAAAGATGCGTGACAGACTATTACAGGCTCGACCCCAACGGGGCCGTTTCTAACAACCCAACAACCCTATCCATCGGAGGATAAACAATGGCATACCCCCAACCAGCAGGCGGTGCAATCACCGGTACAACTGCAATCTCAGGAGGTACTACTGGATACACTGATTCCGGTAGTGCTCTCACCCCAGCAATCCAGACAATCTGGTCAAAGGAAATCCTTTTCCAGGCAATGCCCGTTCTTCGCTTTGAACAGTTCGCTGTTAAGAAGACCGAACTCGGTGTTCAGCCTGGTTTGACCATCAACTTCATGCGTTACAACAACCTCTCGGTCAACGAGGACACTGGCGCCGTGCTCAGTGAAGGTGTACGTATGGATCCCAAGGCCCTCTCGGCTAGCCAGATCCAGATCACCGTCAAGGAAAACGGACAGGCTGTTGCCGTAACCGAGCTGTTGCTCAATGCATCGTTCGATGACGTCATGGCCTCAGCTTCCCGATTGCTTGGTCGTCACATGGCCCAGAGCATGGACACCCAGGCTCGTAACACCCTGTACTCAAAGGGCATTCCCTTCGGTACCGTCGGTGCTTACGACTCGGCCAACGCAGTTGCCCCAAGCGTCGTGTTCGGTCGCACCGCAGCTTCGGCTCGTGGCGCCATCAGCCCCTACGACGCTGGCACCCTCGGAACCGCTTCTGCCCCTGGTTACCTCAGCCCCGCAACCATCAAGGATGCCGTTGAAGTTCTAGCTGGCCAGAACATCCCCCGTTTGGGCGACACCTATGTATGCTTCGTACACCCAAGCCAGAGCCGTTCACTCCGCGACTGGCCAGAGTTCATCGAAGTAACGAAGTACGCCGCTCCCGGTAACTTCATGCTTGGTGAAATCGGTCGTATCTACGACGTAGTGTTCATCGAGACCACCCAGGTCAAGAAGGGTCTAGACGCCACCGCTTCGTCTGGTCCTCTGTTCGGCATGGGTTCCACCCTCGACACCAGCGCTAGCTCTGGCTTCCAGGAAAACGCTGATGCTTACAACGCAATCATGATCGGTGACAACGCCTTCGGTCATGCTATCGCCCTCCCGGTTGAACTCCGTGACGGTGGCGTTATTGACTTCGGTCGTGAGCACGGCTTGGCCTGGTACGCCATCTGGGGATTCGGTGTCATCACACACGAAAGCCGCGTCATCCTCAACACCTTGGGCGGCGCCATCTCCTGAACATAACCAGTTCAATGATGTAGTATTGTGGGGGTGGGAAACCACCCCCACTTTACATTTACCGTACTCAACAAGGAGCCCACATGGCAACTAAGAAAAAGCCTTCAGCATTTACTGAGGCAGTCGAAGAAGACACCGTTGTAGAAGAACAAGAGGTTGTCGTAGAGGAGCCAGTGGTAGTTGTAAACACTGATTCCGATGTTGTTAACGCCCGTGTAAAGGGCACATGGTTGATGTTTTGGGGAACCTCAAAATACAACTTTGAAGATGGTAAGCGTTACAAGCTTCCAAAAGATCTGTACCAGTACCTGCGTAGCCACGGGAACATCTACGACACACTCTGAGGTAACTAATGCCCTACATTATCCCTAACGCCACTGACACCACAGGTGGCAATAAATACACGGCCCTAGATCAGGCTGAGCCTGATTCTATTGACTTTGAGGTACTGGGAAACGGGCTATCAGGAGTTATTTCAGGCGGTGAAGTTACTGTTACGGCGTCGACGGGAACCGTTCGAATTGCAGCAGCAACTGTCGTTATTAACGGGGTAGCGTACCCAGTACTTGGATCAGACGCATTCTCGCTGGGTGCTACCCCGTCTACGGGTAATAAACGTTTTGATGTCATCGTAGCTAGGTTGACCGGATCAACAGTTGCCTACACTTTGCTTGAGGGTACGTCTAGTGCTTCTAACCCAACTTTTCCAAAGTCGAATAGCAATGTTGTCAGCAGCGTTTCTTCCTATTACACGCCAAGCACAGATACTCTTATAGCTGTTGTATACCGTGAAGGTGCTTCAGTTGTAAGTGGAAACATAGTTGATAAGCGTAAGATGCTGGGAACCGCCACGCCATACCAAGGTTCTACCGCACCTAGCGCAACCCAAGGAGCCACTGGCGACATGTATGTGCGCACTGGGGCCGTGGCTGCCGGTGAATCCGGCGTTTATGTAAAGCGCAGCAATTCAGGGGAGTGGACTCAACTTGCCCCGGCTTTCTCAAACCCAGGAATTCCTATTGGCGGAATCCTTACATGGATTGCACCTACGGAACCAGACCTAAGTGTTTGGGCGTTGTGTGATGGTTCTACTAAATCTAAAACTGGAGATTACGCTCAGTTATATAACGTGCTAAGCGTTGGAGGCACAATTACATCTCCATACGGGGAGGCGGGCACTAGCTTCTCATTGCCGAATCTCCGCGGTATGTATTTGGTTGGGGCTACCCAAGACCTTTCAACCTCTGGTGTTTTGAACGTACCTGTTGGTAACGCTAGCAACCAGGTCGCGCTGGTTGCTAACAACATCCCTCAACACACACACCCAATAGACCACGGGCACACCGGAACTACAGGTAGTGGAGGTGCCCACTCTCACGCCGTTGGTGGTGAGGTAACCGATGAGCGTTACGACTTCGCAGTTCGTAGGCACTCGATTGGGTCTAACGATCCAAACGCTTACACCGCTGGCCACTACGTAGCCCCTTTTGATAAGGAAGGCAGTGGTTACGCCTCGTTGTACCAATACACCACTGGAGACAACGTAACTGACTTGCCGGGTATGTCTACATGGCACACCACAAGTACAGACACAGCGGCAAACCACACCCACCCAATTTCGATAAGCCTTACAAACGGTCTTACTTCTGGAAACGGTGGCCAAGTCACTCCGACAGCAGTGAACATCCAGCCAAGGTCATTGCAGGTTGCTTATTACATTCGATACGCATGAACCTACCTAAGCCTACTGGTGTTCCTGCGGAGCAGGTTATTCTAAAGAGGCAAGTAACCACGCCCAGGCACAGGGAGCAGCAGCCTTCTTACAACCAACCGGCCCAAGATACCTTACCGCCTAACAGCTCAAATGATTCTTAGGACAGGACTGCACAATGGCTACGTTTGAAGACATCACTAATATTGCAAGAACATATCTTCGAGATTTCCCCAAGTTCTTTCAGACCACGTTTGACTCGGCTGGGCGCACATACCAACTTGGGCATACCAACGTTGACTCTTCAACTCTATGGGTTGCGGTTTACACAATTGGCGGGGCAACCACCGAGTTGACGTCGAGTCAATATTCGGTTGATGAGCGTAACGGTATTTTACGGCTGGCTTCTCTGCCGTCAGCTAATACAAAAATACTCATCGAAGGTTATTATTACGAATGGGTTACCCCTACCGATCTTGACTTCTACTCGCACCGTGCTCTAGAGAAGCACCTGCACACTTTGAATATCCCCATTGAGCGCCTAGCTGACGTTGTAATAAACGCAATCGGAATTGCAGCTATCTGTGAATCGTTGTGGGCGTTGATGACGGAATTCAGCAGGGACATCGACGTAATCACATCGGAGTCAATCCATATCCCAGCAAGCCAGCGCTTCCGAATGATCCAAGGGTTGCTAGCCCAATGGGAAGCTGAGTACCAACGCCACGCCGCAAACCTGAATATTGGCTTTGACAGGCTGGAGGTAATGAACCTTCGTAGGGTGTCTCGAACAACCAACCGACTTGTTCCAATGTACAAGCAAAAGGAGTTTGGTGATTACTCGCCTCTCGAAAGGTTGTGGCCAGATATTGACGACGGAATAGTTACACCGGAAGTAAAGGAAGACGCCCTCCGTCAAGATGTGTTTATTGACAACGTCCCGCGCTCCGGGCAAACAACGAATGCTTATTACTAATGGACGCCCGTAGGGAACTCGATTTAATTAATAAACACTTTCGTCGCCACCATTCGGCTGTGGGGGAGTCAGTTGTCTGGTATGAGTTCAACCCACTGGGGTCGGCAAGCGTAAACAGCCTTTACGATGATGTGTACGACGAGGGTGTCCGCGGAACTGGTGGCCGTAGGTATTACCCTGGAGTTGTCCTGCCAACCTTGTTTGTCTCGGAAACCGAAGACCAACGTAGAGCAATCCCAGAAGGTCGCCAGCCGGTACAGAACATCGACCTAGCCATCTCCATACAGGACATGCGAGACGCAGGAATCTCAGTTCCTTATGAGTACCGAAGTCACCTTAATGATTTACTTTATTATGATGGTAGGTATTACTCGGTATTTGATTACCGAGTCCGTGGGCGTTTGCGGGACGACGTGTTTGTGATGATCCAAGGTTTGGAAATATACATAAACCAAGAAATGCTGAACGACCCAGATCCTGGGGTTATTGGCATAGCAAACTACCCTTGGCCAGC